TACACAAGCAAGGTAGATATTATCTCGTTCACTTTAAGGAACTGTTTGCCCTTGATGGCAAACACGCAAACCTGACTGTGAATGATGTGCAGCGCCGTAATCGTATTGCCCAACTTCTTGCCGATTGGGGATTGATTACAATTGTTGATCTTGAAAAAATTCAAGATATTGCACCTTTAAATCAAATTAAAGTTCTTTCTTATAAAGATAAGGGAGAGTGGATTTTGGAAACCAAATATAATATTGGATCCAAAAAGAAAAGAGTAGAAGAAACCGAATGATTTTGTAGGGAGTTCATCACTCCCTTTTTTTTATGTTTGTTGTATAATTAATAATGGATGCCGAAAGGGTCCACAAAACACAAACTCGCTTTTAAAGGAGCTACCATAATGACTAACCTTGCAACTTCTAAGTTTACACACGCGGATCTTCCTGCTCTGATGGAAAGGATCAACAAATATAGTATTGGTATGGATGAATACTTTGATCGTATCTTCCATTTGCATGAAACCACGACAAACTATCCACCATATAATCTTGTTCAAGTCAGTAATGTTGAGTCAAGATTAGAACTTGCACTTGCTGGATTTAAAAAGAAAGAAGTTTATGTCTACACTCAAGATGGTAAACTTTTTGTGGAGGGTCAAAAAGAAGATAAAGAAACGGAGTCCAACTATATCCACAAGGGTTTGGCTCAACGGAGTTTTAAGAGAGCGTGGACACTCTCTGATGATACGGAAGTACGATCAGTTGATTTTGAGGATGGGCTTTTGACTGTGACACTTGGTAGAATTGTTCCAGATCATCATAAGCGCAAAGATTACCTCTAAATATAATTGAATATCGTCGGCGCTATGCCACGGGAGGTAACTGGCAAAATCCAGTTGACACCTCCCATTTTTATTGCTAGAATAGAAACACAGAAATTTTAAGAAAATGACAGTAAAATTAGTTCTATTAAAATCTGGTGAAACCGTAATTGCGGACGTAAAGGAAGTTCATCAAGAAGAAAAACTTTATGGATATTTGTTTACCAATCCACAAAGAGTTTTTTATGATTCACCAGTTTTAGTTCCTGAAGAAGAGAAAAATTCAAGCGTCGTAAATGTATCTTTGACCAAATGGATGCTTCTTTCAAAAAGCAATCAAATGGTAATTCCTTTTGATTGGGTTGTTACTATCGTGGATCCTATTGATTCTCTTGCAAAAATGTATGATCCAGATGGAACCAATACTGAAGAAGTAATTCAAGAGGAGACTGAAAGTGGAAGCAGCAATTAAAACTATTGTTTTTAAAGATGGAACAATAGTTATCTCACAAATTGAAGAAGTTGACTCCGAATTAGGAGATCCAAATTGTAAGTTAATTAAACCTTGCGAAATAAAAAAACAAATCACTAATGAGGTTTATTTGCAAAACTGGTTATGTGATTATACAAAGCAAGATGAATTTCTAGTTAATTCTGATAGCATTTTAACAATTATCAATCCAAACACTGATATTATTAAAAAATATATTGATATTATTTCCTGATGCGATTTTATACTAACGTTCAGATGGTCGGGGACAACTTTCTTGTCCGTGGTTATGAAGATGGTAAACACTTTATGACCCGTGAGAAGTTTAACCCGACTCTTTTTGTCCCTTCTAATAAAAAAACCAAATATCAAACTTTAAGTGGAGAATATGTAGAATCAGTCCAACCTGGATCAGTTCGTGATTGTAGGGAGTTTGTTAAAAAGTATGAGAACGTAGAAAACTTTAAAATCTTTGGGAATACGCAGTATATCTATCAGTACATCTCTGATATTTACCCCGAAGAGGAACTTAAATTTGATATCAATAAGATTAAAGTAACTACGATTGATATTGAGGTTGCATCTGAAAATGGTTTCCCTGATGTAGAGTCTGCAGCAGAAGAAGTTCTCTTGATCACTGTTCAAGATTATTCTTCAAAACAAATTCATACTTGGGGAAAGGGTCCTTTTCGAAATAATCAGAAAAATGTTTCGTACCGTTCTTTCTCGTCCGAATATGATCTTCTGAATGATTTCATTCACTGGTGGATGGTCGAAACTAATACACCAGAAGTAGTAACTGGATGGAACAGTAAACTGTACGATATTCCATACCTCGTGCGACGTATTGATAGAGTTCTTGGTGAAAAACTGATGAAGCGTTTATCTCCTTGGGGTCTTGTAACTGAAGATGAAACTTATATTGCTGGTCGTAAGCATCTTTGCTATGATATTGGTGGAATCTCACAGTTAGATTATCTTGATCTTTATAAGAAGTTTACTTATAAGGCACAGGAATCTTATCGCCTAGATTATATTGCCGAAGTTGAACTTAAGCAGAAAAAACTAGATCACTCCGAGTTTGATACGTTTAAGGACTTCTACACCAAAGGTTGGCAGAAGTTTGTAGAATACAACATCAAGGACGTGGAACTTGTTGACCGTTTGGAAGACAAGATGAAACTGATTGAACTTGCTCTTACGATGGCATACGATGCCAAGGCAAACTATGAGGATGTATTTTCTCAAGTTCGTATGTGGGATACAATCATTTACAACTATCTAAAGAAAAGAAATATTGTTATTCCTCCTAAAGAGCGTTCTGATAAAGACACCAAGTATGAAGGTGCCTATGTAAAAGAACCAATTCCTGGGATGTATGATTGGGTGGTGAGTTTTGACCTTAACTCACTATATCCACACTTGATTATGCAATATAACATTAGTCCTGAAACTTTGGTTGAAGAAAAACATCCATCAGTTAATGTTGATAAAATTCTCAATCAAACTATCAACTTTGAGATGTATAAGGACTATGCAGTATGCGCCAACGGTGCGATGTATCGTAAAGATGTTCGTGGATTTCTTCCAGAACTGATGGAGAAGATCTATAATGAACGTGTGATCTTCAAGAAAAAAATGCTTGCGGCAGAGCAAGAATATGAAAAAACAAAGAACAAGGAATTAGTTAAAGAGATTGCCCGATGCAATAACATCCAAATGGCACGTAAGATTCAACTTAACTCTGCTTATGGTGCTATTGGTAATCAGTATTTCCGTTATTTTAAACTCGCAAATGCAGAGGCAATTACCCTTTCTGGTCAAGTTTCAATTAACTGGATTATGAATAAGGTAAATGCTTATTTGAATAAAATTCTTAAAACTAATGGTGAAGATTATGTTATTGCTTCAGATACTGATTCTCTTTACGTTAATATGGGTCCTTTGGTTGAGACTGTATTCAAAGGAAGAGAGAAAACTACTCAAAGCGTTGTTTCGTTCCTTGATAAGGTCTGTAAGGTGGAATTTGAAAAATATATTGAAAGTTCTTATAAAGAATTGGCGGAATACGTAAATGCTTATGAGCAGAAAATGATCATGAAGCGGGAATGTATCGCTGAACGTGGTATTTGGACTGCAAAGAAACGATATATTTTGAGTGTTTGGGATAGTGAGGGTGTTCGCTATGAGGAATCCAAACTTAAGATCAAAGGTATTGAAGCAATTAAATCTTCTACACCTGCTCCTTGTCGTAAGATGCTAAAAGAATCTTTTAATATCTTAATGAGTGGTACTGAAGATGACATGATTAATTTTATTGATCGGTGTCGTGAGGAGTTTAAGTCTCTTCCTCCAGAACAAATTGCATTTCCAAGAACTGCTTCCGATATTCGCAAATATTATTCATCTTCTAATATTTACGCTCCTAAAACACCAATTCAAGTTCGTGGTGCATTATTGTTTAATCACTATGTAAAGCAAAAAAATCTCACAAACAAATACTCTCTTATCAATAACGGTGAAAAAGTCAAGTTCTTATTTTTAAAAAAACCAAATATTATTCAGGAAAATGTAATTTCTTTCATTCAGCAGTTTCCTACTGAACTTGGTCTTGACAAATATATTGATTATGAATTACAATTTGAGAAAGCATTCTTGGATCCACTCAAAACAATTTTGAATATTATTGGGTGGAAAGAAGAAAAAACCGTAAACCTTGAATCATTTTTTTCCTAATGGATCTGCCTATTAATGACGAAGAATTAAATACAATCGTGAGTGCTTTAACTCTGGGTGGAAACACTGCACTTTATCAAAAATTAAAATTGGTAAAGGAACTTAAAGAACAAGGTTTGCCTTACAAAAAAATACTTCGTGAAGAGTATGGTATGGTAGCATGATAACATTACCAATAACAGATAAAGATCTAATTGTTATTATGGAATTGTTGGAAAGGAACAAAGACAAGCATAAAGACTTGTACGCAAAACTATGGTCGTTTAAATTTCAAAGGAATACTAAAAATGGATTTTCTTAAAGATATTGTAAAAGAAATTGGTGGCGAGTATACGCAACTTGCTTCCGATATTGATGAGACTGAGAGTTATGTTGATACGGGTTCATACATTTTTAATGCACTGGTTTCAGGTAGCATATTTGGTGGTGTATCTGGGAATAAGATTACTGCTATTGCTGGAGAGTCTTCTACTGGA